GCCCAAAAATAGGTGCTCAGGGTTGACGCACGGCGGGTTGTCGCAGCTATGGGGGACACCATGAAAGGTGGATCGCGAAACGCGAAAACCGAAGCGCAGCGGGCGCTCGATGGCAGCCGGAATCGGCCGCGGCATCACAAGCAGCCCGACGTAGCCGGGGAATGCGAGGCGCCGAAGCTGACGAAGCCCCAGCGTGTGTATTGGGATTACTTCGCGCCGATCATGCAGCAGGCGCGGATGCTGACGCCGGCCGACCGTCAGGCGCTGCGCCTCTACTGCGTGGCGCTCGTGCAGGTGGATGAGCTGCTCGCACTGCAGGCCGCGCCGGAATACGCCAGGGTGGTGCTCAATGTGACGGTCGACGGGGCTGGCAACGAGCGGATGAAGGCGGAGACGCATCCATACGATGCGCAGTTGCGCCAGTGGCTGGAAATCGCGCGGCACCATCAGGCCGAGTGTGGGTTGTCGCCGACGGCTCGCACGCGCGTGGCGGTGGCGGGCAAGCCCGAACCCGAGCGGCCGAACGCGCTGGCGGCGCTGCAGGCACGGGCGAACGTGGTCAGCATCAAGCGCGGGGCGTGAGATGCCCACGCCCTACTACGACCACGCCGGCATCACGATCTACCACGGGGATTGCCGGGATGTGATGGCGGGGCTGTCCGAGGCGAGCATGGACGCTATCGTCTGCGATCCGCCGTACGGCTTGTCGTTCATGGGCAAGGGATGGGATCACGGCGTGCCTGGCGTCGAGTTCTGGGCCGAGGCGCTGCGGGTGGCGAAGCCGGGGGCGCATCTGCTCGCGTTCGGCGGCACCCGCACCTACCACCGGCTCGCGTGTGCCATCGAGGATGCGGGCTGGGAGATTCGGGACTGCGTGATGTGGGTGTATGGGAGCGGGTTCCCGAAGTCGCTGGACGTGAGCAAGGCGATTGACAAGAACAACGGCGAGGTGGGGCGGCTCTACAAGTTCACGGAATGGATGCGAACGACTGGACTGACGGCGAGGCAAATCGACGCAGCTACCGATACGAACATGGGCGGTCACTACCTGACGGCTAAGAGCCAACCAGCAATCCCGACGCTAAACCTGTGGGCAAAGTTGCGCCCGTTGTGTGTAGATGTTCCTGCGTGGGTGGATGAACTGGTCGAGCGCGTCGAAGCCGAGCGCGAGGTGGTGGGGCAGGACACGAAGGCCCGTAGCACAAGCGGCAAATCAGCAATGCCTACCGTTGGCGGCAAAACCGTTTATGAGACCTGGGACATCACCGCCCCCGCGACCGACGCCGCCCGCCAGTGGGCCGGGTGGGGCACGGCGCTCAAGCCCGCATGGGAGCCGATCATCGTCGCCCGCAAACCGCTGGACGGCACCGTCGCGGAGAACCTGCTGCGGCACGGCACGGGCGGGATCAACGTGGATGGGTGCAGGGTGGAAGGCGAGAAGGGCGTCCCCGCGAGCCTATCCGATGCCGGACAACACGGATGGCGCACGGGAGGCGACATGGAGCGCAAGCAGCAACAGAATGGCCGCTGGCCCGCGAACCTGATCCACGACGGCAGCGACGAGGTGGTGGGGCTGTTTCCGAGTCCGCACGGGGCAGGCTGTGCGAGAGCAGGCAGCAGCGACCCACGCATGACCGAGGCGAAGACATGGCAAGGCCCGGCGACACAAGACACAGGTAAAATGCACCGCTTTGGCGACTCAGGCTCCGCCGCCCGGTTCTTCTACTGCGCGAAGGCGAGCAAGTCCGACCGCGACGAGGGGTGCGAGGGGCTGGAGGAGAGGGTATGCCAGCACGAGATTGGGCAACTTGCATCAGTTGATGGGCGAGCAGAATTGAAACGCCGCAACCACCACCCCACTGTCAAGCCCACTGACCTGATGCGCTACCTGTGCCGGCTCGTGACCCCGCCCGGCGGCGTCGTGCTCGACCCGTTCATGGGCAGCGGCAGCACGGGCAAGGCGGCGAGGCGCGAAGGCTTCCGGTTTGTGGGCATCGAGCTTGAAGCGGAGTACTGCGCGATTGCGCGGGCACGGCTGGCGCAGGAAGTGTTGCCGCTCACGGTGGAGCCTGAGCCGGTGCAGGAGTCACTACTAGACGGGGACGCTGACTGATGGCGAAGCGACGCGCGTCCGTCGCGGTGCATCGTGCCGACGCTTACGCGGCCGACGTGGTCGCCGGTCGCGTCGTGGCTGGCCCGCTCGTGCGACTGGCGTGCGCGCGGCACCAGCGCGATCGCAGCAACGCACGCTGGCACTGGGACGCGGACGCCGCCGATCATGCACTGGCGTTCTTCGAGACAGTGCTGCGCTTACCTGACGTGACGGACGAGGACGGCCAGCCGCGGCCATTCATTCTGCAGCCGTGGCAAGCCTTCATCGTTGGCAGCCTGTTCGGGTGGAAACATCACGCGGGCGGTCCGCGCCGGTATCAGGACGCCTACATCGAGGTGGGCAAGGGCTCGGGGAAGTCGCCGATGGCCGCCGGCATCGGCCTCTACGGCCTAGTGATGGACGGCGAACTGTCGGCGGAAATCTACAGCGCCGCCACATCGCAGGATCAGGCCAGGGTGGTCTGGCGTGACGCCGAGGGCATGGCGCAGTTGTCGCCGGACTTGCGCGATGCCGTCGAGTGCAGCGTAAGCAACCTGGCCTATGCGCCAACGCGGTCGTTCTTCCGCCCGGTGTCATCCGAGCATCGCGGCCTCGACGGCAAGCGCCCACACATGGGCATCCTCGACGAATTGCACGAGCATCCCAACGCGCAGGTCACGACGAAGATCCGCGCCGGCCGCAAGGGGCGCAAGCAACCACTGTTCGTCGAGATTACGAATTCGGGCTATGACCTCACCAGTATCTGCTGGCAGCATCACGAGAAATCGCGCAAGGTGCTCGAGCAAGTCATCGCCGACGATCAGTGGTTCGCCTACGTCTGCGGACTGGATGACGGCGACGACCCACTGAAGGATGCGGCGTGCTGGATCAAGGCGAACCCAAATCTCGGCGTGTCGATTCAGCCGTCGTATCTTGAGAGCCAGGTCCGCGCAGCGCGTGACGTGCCGAGCGAAACCAATCTCGTGCTGCGCCTCAACTTCTGCGTGTGGACGCGGGCGCAGGCGCGGTTTATTCCGAGCGAGCAGTGGGCGGCATGCAAGGGCCCGATGCCCGACGATGCGCTCGTGGGCCTGCCGTGCTACGCCGGGCTTGACCTGGGCGAGACGGACGACTTCAGCGCTTTCGCGCTCGTGTGGCTGATTGATGACGGCCGCTGGTATGTCCGGGGGCGCTGCTGGATTCCCGACGCGGCAACCGTGGCGAAGCCGGATCGCCCGTATCGCGCATGGCAGGACGAAGGCACGCTAACCGTGACGGACGGGAACCAAGCCGACTACGACCTCATCGAAGCCGACGTGCTCGAAGCCTGCCAGTCGTGGGGCGTGCGGCAACTGGCCTACGACAAGCGCTTTGCCGAGCACATGGCGCAGCACCTGACGGGCGCCGGCATCGAGTGCGTCGACACGCCACAGGGCTATCAACTGAATGCGGCGCTGCGCGAACTGTCGCGGCGCGTGAAGTCGCAGGCGCTGGCGCACGACGACCGGGCGCTGATGGCGTGGCATATCGACAATGCCACGACGCGCACGGGGCGCGAGAAGCAGATCCGGCTCGACAAGGATGCGCCGGGCGACAAGATGGACTGGGCCGCGGCGCTGGCGATGGCGGCAAGCCGGGCACTGCTCGATACGGCCGACACAACCGACAGCCTCATGACGACCTGGGGGTGACGTGGAATCGGAACCAACGCTGCGCGAGGAATTGCAACCCCTGAAGACCGCGGCCTATGAGCTGCGCGTGTCAGTGCGCACCATGCGCCGACTCATCGATCGCGGCGCCCTTCCGTCTGTGCAGCTTGTGCCGCGCGGGCGCGTTTACGTCTACGTGTCCGACCTGCGCCGACTCGTGGCCTCACGCCTTCGTCACGCCGCGCCGTGGCGCGAAACATGGGGCGGGAGCGCTCGCTAGGTATTCCTGTCACTGTTTGTCACCCTTCCTGCGGGTTCAACGCGCCCCACTAGGAGCACACTCGAAAGTGAAAGTGCGGGTCGGGCGTTCGCGCTCCACCTCGCCAGGCTTCGGCCCGGCGCCGCACTACACCGAGGGCTGATGCGCGAGTGGCTGCGTGACCATGCCGACGACGGGTGTTATCTGGCCGGGGCGTGCCTCGGTGGCATTGGCGTGTACCAACTCGCGCCCGTGGCGACATGGTTCTATGCCGCCGCGTGCTGCGTGGCGCTCGGGGCGCTGCTCACCATGGCGTCGACGCGGAGGGTGTCATGAGCCTGATGCGCCGAGCGCTTGAGGGGCGCATGCCGGTGTCTGGGCCCGACGTGGACATCGCCGAATACTCGACGGGCCTCAAGATCCTGTTTGGCGGCGCGTCCACGCATGCGGGCGTGACGGTGACGGAATCGACGGCGGAGAGCCTGTCGGCCGTCTATGCGTGCGTGGGGCTCATCGCCGACAGCATCGCGCAAGTGCCGTGCAAGATTGTCAACGCGACGACGAAGGAACCGGCGACCGCGCACCCGCTGTATAGCCTGCTGCACGATCTGCCGAATCCAGAGATGACGGCGTTTGACCTGCGACAGACGCTGGTGCGCTGGCTGCTGCTGTGGGGCAACGCCTACGCGCAAGTCGTTCGCGACGGCTCGGGGCGCGTGGCCGCCCTGTGGCCGTTGCGGTCGGACTGCATGACCGTCGAGCGTGTGGCCGGGGCCGTCAATGGTACCACGACGCTGCGCTATACCTATCGCGTGGATGGCGCCCGCGAGCAAGTGTGGTATTTCGACGCGGAGCGCCCGCCGATTCATCACCTGCGGATCAACGCCCTGGATGGCGTGACGGGCCGCTCGCCGATCCGGCTGCTGCGCGAATCGCTCGGCCTGACGCGAGCTGCCGAGGAGTTTGGCGCCCGCTGGTTCGGTTCGGGCTCGCGACCGTCGGGGGTGCTGAGCACAGACCAGCGGTTGAATCCCGAGGGTGCCAAACGCATGCGGGATGACTGGGAACGCCTGCACGCCGGCATGGACAACGCGCATCGCGTGGCGGTGTTCGAGTCGGGGCTGAAGTGGTATCCGATCACGGTGCCGCCTGAAGATGCGCAATTCCTCGAGACGCGCAATTTCCAAGTGGAGGAAATCGCGGGGCGCATCTACCGGATTCCGCCCTACGCGATCGGGCACACGAAGAACTCGACAAGCTGGGGCACGGGCATCGAGTCGCAGAAGAACGGACTGGTGACCTTCACGCTGCTGCCCTACTTCACGCAACTGCAGCAGGCCATCAAGCGTGACCTGATGGGGCGGCGCGAGTTCGAGGGCTACGATGTGGTCTTCGTGCTCAATGCCCTGCAGCGGGGCGACCTGGCCAGCCGCATGAACGCCTACGTGAGCGGCCTAAACTCGCGCATCTACACCGTCAACGAAGTCCGCGACCTCGAGGATCTTCCGCCGATTCCTGGCGGGGATGACGCGATGCCGTTCCTGAGCACGATGGCCGCGGCCCGCCCGACGGAACCTGCTAAGGAGCCGGTATGAGTCACGAGAAGCGCACGCACGCCGGCACTGTGGAGACGCGCAAGCGCGAGGACGCACTGCCCACACTGCGCGGGTATGCGGCGGTGTTCAATCGAGAGACGGTCATCGGCGGCTGGTTCCGCGAGCTGATCGAGCCGGGCGCGTTTGCCAAGGCACTGGATCGACCCGACGACGTGCGGGCCCAGTTCAACCACGACAGTAACTTCGTGCTCGGTCGCACGACGGCCGGCACGTTGCGGTTGTTCGTGGATGACATCGGGCTCGGCTACGAGGTGGACCTGCCCGACACGACGTATGGCCGCGACCTGGCGGCCTCGGTCGATCGTGGCGACATCACACAATCGTCGTTCATGTTCGAGACCATGGGCGAGGCGTGGGACTATCCGCCGAAGTCGAGCGGGGAGTTACCGCTCCGGCGCGTGCAGGACGTGAAGTTGTATGACGTGGCGCCAGTGACGTTCCCGGCCTACGCGGACACCAGTGTCTCGGCTCGGGCGATGGAGCAGGCCGGCGCCGTGCAACCGCCCGAGCCGCCGCAGGCCGACCCGTCGTTGGCGCTGCTGCTGCTGGACTTGGACGAACAGCAGGGATGACGACTGGCGCGCGGGCCATCGTGCTGGATGAAGTGCGCTGCCCGAAGTGCCGCAAGCTGTTGGCGAAGATGGAGGCCGAGGCGCTGAAGCCAGGCCGCCTGTTGGAAATCAAGTGCGGGGCGTGCAACGCCTACTGCACACGGATCGGAGACGAGCCAGACTCGCAGCGATCGTAAGCGACGACACGGAAGACGCCCACCGAGGCGCACCACAACAGGAGAGGCCATTCACGCGCACCAGGCCCCAAAGCGCGAGGGATGGCCTCGACCCGTTTTCGAGGCGTTCGAGGTGGGAAATGGATCTCAAGACTCTCCGCGAGAAGCGCCAGAAGCTGATCGCCGATGCCCGTGAATTGGTGGGCGCGGCCGTCAACGCTGGCACGCCCCTGACGGGGGACGACAAGGACAAACTGGCCAAACTGCGGGCCGACGCCGAATCGCTCGGCGAACTCATCCGCCAGGCCGAGGACATGGAGGCCGAAGAGCGGGCGCTCAAGGCCGCGCCGGCCACGCAGGCGGCCACGGCGACCGCGGCCCCGTCCGATGACAGCTTCCGGCGCTACCTGCAGACCGGCGAACTGCGCGAGCAGTCGCTGTCGGGCGCCGAGGGCGGTTACACCGTCGCGCCGGATACGTCGTTCTACGGCCGCGTCGTGTCGGCCATGAAGCTCTACGGCGGCGTCGAGTCGGCGCCGGTCACGGTGCTGACGACCTCCACGGGCGCGGACCTGCCGATCCCGACCGACGACGACACGTCGAACGTCGGCGTGCTCGTGTCAGAGGCCGGCTCGCACGCGAGCGGCACGGCAATCACGCTCGGGCAGACCACGCTCAAGGCGTATCTGCTCAGCTCGAAGATCGTCAAGGTGTCCTGGCAGTTGCTGCAGGACTCGCAGATCAACTGGGAGTCGTTTCTCGCCAACAAGTTCGCCATTCGGCTGGCGCGTGGAATGAACGCCTATCTGACCACAGGCACCGGCAGCTCGCAGCCGCAGGGCATCCAGTATGCATCGGCCACTGGCCGCACCTGCGCCACGGGGTTCGCGACGACGTTCGCGGCCGACGACCTGCTGCGCCTGTTCCACTCGGTTGATCCCGTCTACCGCAACGCCAACTCGCGGTGGATGATGAACGACGCGACGGCACTGATCGCGCGGCTCATCAAGGACGGCGACGGCCAGTATATCTGGCGGGCCGGCCTCGTTGACGGCGTGCCGGATCGGCTGCTCGGGCACGCGGTCATCATCAACCCCGACATGCCCGCGGCGACCGCGAACCTGAAGCCGGTCATCTTCGGCGACATGTCGGCCTACTTCGTGCGGCGCGTGGCCGGCATCGAAGTCAAGCGGCTCAACGAACTCTATGCCGCCAACGGGCAGATCGGCCTGCTCGCGTTCCTGCGCTTCGACGGCGCCCTGATCGACGCGGGCCAGAACCCGGTCAAGGGGCTCGTCATGGCCGCCAGCTAGGGGTGACGCTCGCGTAACTCGGGACCGTGCTGAGCCGGGCTGGCTGCGAGGCTGGCCCGGCAGCCAAACGGGACGAAAGGACACGTCATGTCGTACGAACCGAAAGTCTACAAGAAGGCCGGCGGAGACACGCTGGTGGTGGCCAGCGGCGGCGCCATTGAGGTCGAGGCGGGCGGCCAGATCAATATGGGCACTGCGGCCGTGGCCGCCAACGGCGACACGCTGACCGTCACGGCCGCGCTGCACGCGGGCCGCGTGGTCCAATTCGGGAAAACGTCTGGCACGATCGTGACGCTTCCGGCAGCCACTGGCACCGGCAACATCTACCGCTTCGTGATCGGCGTCACGGCCACAAGCAACGCCAACATCATCAAGGTGGCGAACGCCACCGACGTGATGGACGGATCGCTCTGTGTTCAGCAAGACACCGACGTGGACGGCACCCTGAAGGTGTGGCGCGCGGACGCTGGCGACGACACAATGACCTTCGCGGGTGCGGCCACAACCGGCGGCATCGTGGGTGGTTACATCCAGTGCTGCGACTACAAGGCCGGCTTCTGGTCGTGCCAGGCGTGGACGCAGTCGGGTGGAGGGTCGGAAGCTACGCCGTTCTCGGCGTCGGTGAGCTAGTCCAAACGGCTGGCGCCGTTGGAGCGCGACTCGGCGGCGCCGGCCACATCATCCGCGTCAACGGACGCAGCGCCGCAGTAAAAGGACGGGCCTCATGGTGACGCGAGAAGTGGTCAGTATCACAACGAACGCCGACGGTGACGGCACGGGGTACACGTCGCCTGTGTCGGGAATTGTGCGAGCCATCCGCTACGTCAAAGTCGACTACGCCAACGGCGTGGACGTGACCATCACGTCGCACGTCAGCGGCCAGGCCATCTTGGCGTGGACGGATGTCAACGCCAGCGAGACAAGCTACCCCAAGGCGCCCGCCAACAGCCTCGCCGATGTGGCGCTGGTGTTTGCGGCGGGCGGCGAGCCCGTGCCGGCCGACATTCCCGTGGCCAGCGAGCCGATCAAGATCGTGGTCGCGCAGGGCGGCGACACAAAATCGGGCACGTTCCACGTTTACGTCGAGAGCTGACCATGATTGTGCGCGTGCTCAGTGAGTGGCCAGGATCGCCCAAGTGCGGCACCGTCGCCGACGTGCCGGACGCCATGGCCGCCGAACGCATCCGCATGGGCTATGCCGAGCCGGTCGCGCTGGCGCCAGCGGCAGCGCCTGTCGAAATGGCTGTGCAGCAGGCTCGCGTCGAAACGCGCGTTGAGCCGAAGCGACGGAGGCGCTGACGATGGCCACCTGGGCACGCACGCGCTGGAGCGTGAGCCTTTACACCGCGCCGTCCGTCGAGCCGCTGACCTACAGCGAGATCGCGGCCCTGCTGCAGCGTGGCGACTCGACGCACCAGACGTGGCTCACGGCGGCCATTGTCGCCGCCAGGGCGAAGGTCGAGCAGGACACAGGACTGCGCCTCATCCATCAGACGGTGGATCTGACGTTCGACGCCTTCCCAGAGGACGCGATTTACATGCCGGTGGCGCCGTTGTCCAGTGTTACGTCAATCGTGACGGTGTCAGTGGCGGGCGCGTCATCCACACTGAGCGCCGCGAACTATCAGGTAGACGCCTCGGCCGGGCGCATCACGCTCGCCGACAGTGGCACCTGGCCGGGTGACATTCGCGCGGCGGCTGGCATCACTGTGCGGGCCGTCGTGGGCTATGGAGCGGCGGGTTCGTCAGTGCCGCGGCCACTACTGACGGCTATGGAGCAGTTGATTGCGCAGTGGTTCGCGCAGCGCGTGGGGGACGCCTACGCGCCGCCGGTGCCGCCTCGCTGGATGGGCTACGACGCGCTGCTCGCGCCCTATCGGCGCCAGGGGATTGGCTGATGGCTCGCGTCTTCGCGGCAGATGCCGTCGCGGCGGCCGTGCTCACGGCGCTCAACGTGTCGAGCATTCGCACGCTCTGCCAGGGCGGCGTGTCGCGGCATCGCCGTCAGCAGGCGCCGCCCTACGTGACGATCGGCCCGTGCTCCGAGGATCCCGATGACACGTTCGGGACGAGCGGCTACGGCAGCGTGGTCGAGATTCCGATCCATGTCATCACGTCGGGTCAGGAGGATCAGGGCGATCAGCGGGCGCTGACGGTCGCCAGTGCCATCGCGGCACTACTGGATGAGCCCGTCGCGCTGAGCCTCAGCGGTTGGACGCTGCGTATGACGGAGTGGGCGGGCACGCGCGGCCAGGTCGTGCAGTTCATGGATGGCCTGGTTGGCTACGACACTGAAATGGTCTGGCGCTTCTACGTGAGGAAGGCGTAACCACATGGCAAGCATCAACGGCACGCAAGTCGGCTTCTTCACGATCGGACCATACGACGTGCTGTCCAGCCGCGCGTCGGTGGACTACGAGACGCGCACGCCGGCGAAAGACAAGACGCCGCTCGGCACGTCGGCCGTGGTGAAAGAGTTCCTGGGCGTGGAGTCGGCCAGCATCAGCCACACGGGCTGGTTTGACGAGACAACCGGCAGCATCGTGACGGCCCTGCTCAAGTCGAACCGGTCGCGCTCGTCGCAGGTGGTCTGCCTGGGCGTCGGCGGCAACACGGTCGGCGCGGAAGCTCTGTGCCTGTCAGGTGCGCTGACGGGCAGTTACAAGCGCGGCGTGCAGGTCGAGGACTTCCACAAGGCCGACGTGGACATGGAATCAAGCGGCGCGGTGGACGACAACGCGAAAGTGCTGGCCCCGCTGACGGCCCACACGGATGCGACGTGGAGCACGGCCTCGGTCGATCACGGCGCGGCGACCACGGCTGGCCTGGCGGCCTATCTGGTCATCACGGCGCTGACGCTGGGCGGCTACACGAGCGTGGACGTGCTGGTTGAGCACAGTGCGAACAATTCGACCTGGGCGACGCTGGTCGCGTTCACGGTGGCGACGGCCGCCGGCGTCGAGCGCAAGGCGGTCGCGAGTGGCGGAACCATCAATCGGTATCTCAGGGTGTCGTGCGCCTACACGGGCGCGGGCACGGGCCAGTCGGTGACGGCGCTGGTGTGCGCCGAGCGGTACTAACGGGC